ATTTTCCATATTTAAACAAAATAGATGATAATATTAAAAAAGAATATTGGAGTGAAAAACAAAAAGAAATTATTTATGAACTATATAAAAATGATTTTACATTTTTTGGATATTCTAAATAGGGATTCTGTAATAGATATAGGTTTCTGTTACTCTAATAATATGTTAAAAAAATATAAAAATATGAAATATAAATAAATCTATTTATTTTAAATTTACTATTTAAACAAATAAATATAATATATATTAATCCGATTTAAAATGGGAATTAAAAGTTTAAAAATAATATTAACTCAAAAATGTGCACTGGCTATAAATGAGCGTAAATTAAGTAATTATAGAGGTATGACAATTGGGATTGATATTTCTATTTTTTTATATAAATATTTATACAATAATGATGATCATTTAGAGGGACTAACTCGGCTGACCCTTAGATTACTGAAAAATAATATTACTCCAGTTTTTGTTTTTGATGGAAAACCGCCTGCCGAAAAAAGTGATACTTTGAAAATTCGGCGTGAAAAACGCGATTTCTTAAATATTAAAAAGGAAATATTTAACTATTATAGTAATATTGATAAATCACAATTTAATAATTTTGATAATTTTGAAGAAAATATTCAACAATATATTAATGATAATTATGATAGCACTGATTTTAAATTAAATAATGCGGATATGAAATTATTATTTGAAAAATCAAATGAAGAATTAAAAGAAGAATATGATAAAATTGTTAAAAAAATAATATATGTAAAACAAAGTCATATTGATAATGCAATGCAATTATTCAATCTATTTGGTGTTAGTTATATTCAATCGCCAGGTGAAGCCGAGACATTAATGGCTGTTCTATGTAAAGACGGTTATATTGATGGATGTATCTCAGAAGACACTGATATTTTAGCAAACGGTGGTACTTTATTTTTGCGAAATTTTAATGCAAGTGGGTCTACTATTGAAGAATATTGTTTACAAGGAATTTTATCATGTTTAAATTTTACGTATGATCAGTTTGTTGATTTATGTATATTATGTGGATGTGACTATACAACAAAAATTAATAGTCTGGGTCCAATAAATTCATATAAATTAGTAAGTGAATACAATAACATTGAAACAATATTGGAACAATTTAGAACAAATTCTAAATATATGAATAAATACAAAATTCCCGAAAATTTTGATTATGTGAAAGCGCGAGAATTATTTAAAAATCCAATTTTAGAAGAAGATTATAGAGTTATTACGGAAAATATTTATGATAAAACAAAAATGAAAATTCCACAATTAGAAGCTCTAAAAAGTTTTTTAAAAGATACTAAATTGAATGATAAATATTTTAAAGAAATTGATAAAAGTTTAATGAATTATTATTTAGATATTGATAATATTAATAGCATTAATAATATAAATAAGAGTTTAGAAATAAGTAATAAAAACAATAAAAAAATTACAGATTTTTTTGAAATTAAGAAATAAAATAAATCATATTAATTTTATATTAATTTTATATTATATTTATATATAAATATAAATATAATGTATGAACTTCCTTCTTTCTTTTTGATTGGTGTAATTATTTTTTTTATAAAAATTATAAAAAAAATTTAATTCATTAAATATTTTTATTTATTCAATATAGTATTTTTATAGTATTTTTATGTTATATTTTTATTCACTATCACCAGTATTTGGTAGGAAGTGATGCTTAATGTAAGCCTGAATATTAAAAAATGTAACAGGTTTGCTTGGATCAGGGTTAATTAATTTTAAAAGAGCTTCATCTGGTATAATTTGTTTTTTATTTTCGGGATTTTGTAGATTTTTCTCTTTAACATATGCATAAAGTTTGGATGTAACTTCTGTTCTAGGAACTTTTGAATTAGCAGGAAGACCCAAGAATGATGATAAATCATCAGAAATAGGAGATGCGTTAGCAAATCCACTTGGCTCTTTTTTAGCTTTTTTTTCAGATTTGCTCTTCTTATTTTTAGTTTTTTCTATTTTCTTTTTATCCTCTTTTCTTTCTCTAAGAACTTCTTTCTTTAAGATATTTAAATTTGATTGAAGCGTTTTCATAACTGACGTTATATCTTGAAATTGATCAATTAATTTATTAAAAAGAAGTTCAACATTGTCGCTTTGTGATTCAACTACTGCAGCATCAGTTGATTCGCTTTCTACTGGAGCATCAGTTACTTTAGAAATAACATCTTGTGGTTTCTCTTCTACTAGAGGTTGAGATGATTCTACTGGAGCTGAATTAGTGGGGTTTACTACTTTATTACTTGATTTTCCTTTAGCCATTATTATATACATATTCAAGTTAATATTTTTTTAAATATTCCGCATTTTTGTTTTTTTTAAAAATTTAAATCTTATTTTATATTAGATTACTTAATATATTACTATTATGTTTAATTTTAAAAAAATTTCAACATTTTTTCCATTATTTTTAAAAAATAATATGACGTATCTAGTTTTATTTTGTATATGTAGTTATATATTATTTCATATATATAATAAATGTAATAATAAAGTTATTTTATTAGAAATAAAAATTATGCAATATATTTTAATTTTTGTATTAGCTTTAATGATTAATGATATTATGAAAACACCTCAAGAAGATTTATCAAAAATGATTGGAATATTTTTATTATCTGTAATTTTAGTTGCTTTATGTAATTATTTAATTGAATACCATTATGTTACTACTATTAAAGGTAAATTTTATATAAAATTATTTATATGTATCGCAATAACAGTCGGAATTGCTCTATTAGCATCTTTAACTTATTTTTTAACGTTAAAACAAACAGATTCTTTAATGACATCTTTTACAGAAGCATATGAAAAAAATAATTCATTCTTAATATTTGTAGTAATATTATTCTATTTTATGTTTTTAATGTTTTCAGTATTTTATAAAGATACGCCATTATCTGATATTTTAACCCCGATGGTAATGGCAGCATTTATGTTGATGTATATTTTTGCATTTATTATTTTTTTATGAAATAAAATTGGATTAATTAATAAATATCAATATTTAACAACGTTTATAGTTTTAGGATCAATTACAGCAGTATTAATGATTTTTTATCTATATTTTATGATGAAAAGTTTACAAAATATTTGCAAGCCGTCTCAAAATAATGCAATAAGTAAAAGTTCAACAAATGAAATAATGGTTATTGGTGCAATAGTTACAATAGTTGGGATATTATGGCTGGACGATCAAAGAAATTGGCATCAATTAGGGTATTTATCATTTATAATTATGAGTGGTTTTGCAGCATTTTTTGTTTTTAAATATTCTGTACTTCATCCAAGCTTGTCTCTTTTATCTCTTTGGTTAATGATAGAATGGTTTATTTTACTTTTTTATAGAAATTCAGAAAGTAAAAATTCAGTTCAATTTATTTTTATGAAAACTTAGCCATCGATTCATTTGATTTTATTTTTTATTAAATATTTGATTTGATATTATAAAATTATTTTCATTAATAATCTCTAAATTAATTTTATAAATTAATTTTTCTCCAATTTCAATTGAAAATTGTTGATTATAATAAATATTATAATTATTATTTTGTACAATTTTTACATATGCAAATTTATTTGAATTATTAATAAATACTAAAGATATATTTGATATAATACTATTTAGATCATAAATAAATGAAATATCAAATGTTAAGTTAAATTTTGATTTACCATAATCTTCTGGAATTGTAATATAAAAATTACTAGCATCTTTAATTTGAATATCAATATTTAAATTTTTATCAACATTTTTTATTGTTTCTTTTAAGTCAACCAATAGACTATTATTTAGATTTGGCATTGATGGCTGTAATACATTTTTTTCATTATTTTCAAAAAAATTCTCTGGAAGTGAAAGTTCAATATATTCATTATGCTGGCACATAAGACTTAAACCATATTTTTCACTAAAACCATAAAAATTTTCAGTATCATAAATTATTAATCCAGGTACCATTTTTTCTTGCATTCCTATTGCTATTCCTTTTTTAAATACTCCGCCTCCTTCAATAGTTAATGCAGAAAATAAATAATCGGATTGATCTGCATTATTTATAATAGATACTTCTTTTTCACTCATTACTTTTAAATTATGTGCAATAATATCTTTCCTATTTAACATTTAATTTTTAAATAATAAGTATTATGAATAATATAATTTATCTAAATAATATTTAAGTTAAAAGTAAATTTTAAATAATTATTAAATTTAATATAATAATTATATAATAATTATTTATTATATATAAAAAAATAAAGTACTATTTATTATTATGACAGGTGGTCTATTACAACTTGCAGCATATGGTGCACAAGATACATATTTAAGTGGAAATCCACAAATTACATTTTTTATAGGCGTCTATAAAAGATATACTAATTTTGCTATCCAAAGTGTTCCTCAATATTTTATTGGTGATGCAAATTTTGGTCAAAAAGTATATTGTCAAATGGATAGAATAGGCGATTTAATAAATCAAATATTTTTAAGAATAAAACTACCCAGCTTAGAAGAATTTGTTTATACAGATGAAAACAATAATTTAATTGAATATTACTGGGTGAATTCAGTTGGACACGCAATAATAAAAATAATTGAACTTGAAATTGGAGGCGTAGTTATTGATCGTCAATATGGAATATGGATGGAAATATGGGGAGAACTTACAGTTCCTGCTGGAAAAAAAGAAGGATATTATACTATGATTGGTAAATCTGATAGTCCATTAAATTTAGATAATAATAAGGCACTTGACTTATATGTACCGTTAAATTTTTGGTTTTGTAGGAGTATTGGCGCGTCGTTACCATTAGTATCATTACAATTACAAGAAGTGCGAATTATAGTAACATTTAGAAAATATGAAGAACTAATTATATCTTCCGACGGATATCCATTAAAATTAACCAATCAAGATTTAATTCAAATTAATCAAACATTTTTAGATATAGATTATATATTTTTAGAAGATGAAGAGCGCAAATTTTTTGCTAGAAATAATCATCAATATTTAATTGAACAAGTCCAAGTATATGCAAATTCTCTAACTACAAATGGACTTCGCCAAGATCCAACTGATCCAAATAAATTCACTAGAATACCTGAACTAACTCAAAATGTTTTGTTAAATTTTAATCATCCTGTAAAAGAATTAATGTGGGTAATTCAAAACAGTAATGTATTATCTATATATCCATATGGAGGTAATGAATGGTTCAATTTCTCGACTCAATCTTATAAAAATGGAATGATGAATGGGACAGATCCACTAATCAAAGCAAAATTAATATTTGAAGGACAAGATTTATTTGATATAAAAACTGCAAAATATTTTAGAACAGTTATACCTTATCAACGTCATACAAATATTCCAAATAATTATATATATTGTTATAGTTTTGCATTTCATCCAGAAGAGTTTCAACCATCTGGAACATGTAATTTTAGTAGAATTGACAATCAAGTATTATATATGGAAATTTCGGATCAACTAATTGATCCAATTATTACTGTTTTTGCATTAAACCAGAATATATTAAATATTGCAGCAGGAATGGCTGGAGTCGAGTATAGTAACTAAGTAAGGAACCTAGGTTCCTTACGAGCCTCCGATAAGGAAAATAAAGTTTAGGTTCCTTACGAACCTCCGATAAGGAAAATAAAGTTTAGGTTCCTTACGAACCTCCGATAAGGAAAATAAAGTTTAGGTTCCTTACGAACCTCCGATAAAGAA